CCTTGACGGTTAATTCGTTGCGTTTCATATTTCCTCCTTGTCTCTTCTTTTCGAAATCAATTCCGCATACGCCAATTCGCTGGCCTCTTCCCGATCTTTCCCGGCGGCCATATACTTCTTCATCAGCTCCCAATGCTTGGCCAGCTGCTCGAGCGCTCTCCGGTTCGCTGTCTTGTAATCGCGGTTGTTGCCCAAACTCATCTGTGTACCCCCCTGTAAAAGTGTAAACCTGTATACAACAGTACAGACAAGTTAACCCTCTGTCAAGGCTGATTAGCACGTTTACAGATGTGGCGGCATTTGGGCGTATTCTCTCTCGAGAACGTGACTGCAAAGGCATCCCTTAGATTCTGGGTTCCCCCTCCTGCCCGGTAGGGGGATTCTTTTTTAGGATCCGCCGCAAGCGAAAAGGAGGCCGAGTGCTCACTGACCAATCCGTCACACGCTCATGCGGCGGCCAGGGGCCCCGGTAGCGCCGGGGCTCTGACTCCATCCCCTAGGACCCGTAATCGGCGCGCCCCGCTCTACGCTCACCCTCATGAGCGAGATCCGGCTGGTGCGGTATCTGGACATCCTGGGGGCGCCCAATGCCGCCCAGCTGATCTCTGAATATGCCGAAGAGTGCACCGTGGCTATCGATCCCCAGGTCGAAGCCTATGGCGCCATGGAGAGAGCCGGCGCCTTCTTCTCCTTCGGCGTCTATGACACCGGCACCCTGGTGGGATTCGCGTCGGTGTTGATGGCGGTGATGCCCCACGACGGGCGCAAGATCGGCACCGTCGAATCCATCTTCGTTTCTGAAGGCCACCGCCGCGATACCGGCGGATCGCTCATGCTGGCCCTCGAGAAGCATGCCGAAGAGAGCGGCTGCACCGAGCTGCTCTACGTGGCACGGGTGGGCAGCAGGATGGAGTGGATTCTTGAACACCGCAAAAAGTGCCGCCATACCCACTCCATTCATACCCGGAGCTTCCCATGAACATCGAACTAGCCTCCGCCTCCGTAGGGCTGATGGCAGCTACCGCCGACACTCTGGTCAGGTTCGAGGCGACGCGCCAGTTTATGGACAGCTGCGGCCAGATCCCCGTGGCTACCGAGCACATCCTGCACGGTGGCATGTACGCGCGCACCATTCGCATGAAGCTCGAGGATGTGATTCTCGGATCCTTGATCAAGCTCCCCACCATGGTCATCGTGAACGGTCCGGTGTCGGTGTTCGCCGGCGGAAGGTGGGTCGATTACGAGAGCTACAACGTCCTGCCCGGATCAGCCGGCCGCAAGTCGCTATTCCTGGCCCGTGGGCACGTGGACCTCACCATGATCTTTCCCACTGTGGCTCTCACTGTCGAGGATGCCGAAGAAGAGGTTTTCGCAGAAGTAGAGCTGCTCACTTCGCGCCGCGAGGGCAGCGAGGAAACGGTACTCATTACCGGGCAATGACGTAGTGACGTCGTGAAGGAGTGACGCTATGGCGGGAACTATATCAGCCACCACCGCGGCCCTGATCGCCGCCGGCGTAGGTGCCGCGGGCGTGGGAGCGGGGCTCTACACCGGCGCCAAGCAGGCCCAGGGCCAGCAGAAAGCCCTAGCCTTGCAGAAGACCGGCCAGCAGCAGGCGGTGCAGTCGGCGCTCTCGACCGAGCGCCAGGGCGCGATCGCGCAGAATGCGGCCAACATGAAGGCACCGGATATTCTCAGCATTTTGCAGCGGGCGGCGCTGGCGTCCAAAGCTGGCGTGGGTTCGACCATGCTCACCGGGCCGGGCGGTGTCCAGCCCTCGCAGTTGAATTTAGGCAAGACGAGTTTATTGGGGTCGTGATATTTCGCAGGCAAAGGCTCACTAGTAGGAGATAAAATGCTATGCATGCGACTTATCGATTTGACTGGTCAGAAATTCGGGCGCCTCTCTGTCATCGCGAGAGCGGGAACCAACAACGGTGAGGCTACCTGGCGCTGCATCTGCGAATGCGGGGAAACGACAATCGTGCGCGGCTACTATCTCCGTCACAAAATAACCCAATCGTGCGGATGTCTACATAGCGAAGTTTCTTCGCGGGTCTACGAGAATCTAAACCGGACACACGGGCTGAACAACACGCCGGAACATGTCACTTGGGAACAGATGAAGCAGAGATGCAGAAACCCGCGCCATCACGCATGGAAAGACTACGGCGGCCGAGGGATTACGATCTGCGCCGAATGGGTGGACAGTTTCGAGAACTTCCTTCGCGACATGGGCCCGAAACCGAGCCCTGAATTGACCATCGACCGGATTGACAACAACGGCAATTATGAACCTGGAAACTGCCGGTGGGCAGACGCGGCAACGCAGGGGCTTAACCGACGCAAGCGAAGAAAGGCTGTCCGATGCCCAGTGTGAACGAAATACGGCAAAATTGCATGAAAAGATGGGGATCTTTGAAGACCGAGAGAGCCAGTTTCTGGGCCCACTATCAGGAGATCACCTCTTATCTGCTGCCTTATAACGGCAGATATTTCAGGCAGGATCGCAACCGCGGCTGGAAGCGAAATGCTTCAATCTACGACAATACCGCCACCCGCGCGCTGCGCACTCTGGGGGCGGGGATGATGGCCGGCGCGACATCGCCGGCTCGTCCCTGGTTTCGGCTTTCGTCGTCGGACCAGGATCTGGACAAATATCAGCCGGTCAAGATCTGGCTCGACGATATCGCCAAATCGATGAACACCATTTTTCAGAAGTCGAATACCTATCGCGCCCTCCACCAGGTGTACGAGGAGCTGGGCGCGTTCGGCACCGCTGCCACCCTGGTGCTCCCCGACTATCAGACCGTGATCCATCACTATCCGGTGACCACCGGCGAATACTGCATCTCGGCCGACGCAAAAGGTCAGATCTGCACCTTGTATCGGGAGTTTGAAATGCCGGTGTCGGCGGTGGTGAAGGAGTTCGGAATCAAGAACGTCTCTACCGGAGTGAAGAACCAGTACGAGAATGGTTCCGGTCTCGACAAGTGGGTTCCGATCGTCCATGCCATCGAACCCCGCGCCGATCGCAACCCCGGGAAGCTGAACGCCAAAAACATGCCCTGGGCGAGCTACTACTTCGAGACCGGCGGGGATTCAGACACCCTCTTGCGCGAATCCGGATATCGCAACTTCTGTGGCCTGGTTCCTCGCTGGGCACTGGCCGGCGGGGACATCTACGGCAATGGCCCGGGCATGGAAGCCCTGGGCGACATCAAGCAGCTGCAGCATGAGCAGCTCCGCAAAGCCAACGCCATCGACTTTCAGTCGAATCCGCCGCTCCAGGTTCCGGTCGAGCTCAAGAATAAGGAAGTGGACCTGATGCCCGGAGGGACCACCTACTACACCATGGGCGCGCAGGTGGCGCCCATCAAATCGCTGTTTGAGGTGAACCTCAATCTGCAGTACCTGCTCGAAGACATCCAGGATTGTCGGGAGCGGATCAAGGCATCCTTCTTCGCTGACTTGTTCATGATGATTTCAGAAGCCGGCGACCAGCCCGGCGCGCGTATGACGGCCACCGAAGTCGCGCAGCGCCAGGAAGAGAAGATGCTGATGCTGGGACCGGTGCTCGAGCGGCTGAACAACGAACTGCTCTATCCCCTGATCGAGAACACCTTCATCCACATGATGGCCGCCAATGCCGTCCCGCCGGCGCCCCAGGAGATGAACGGCCAGGAATTGAGTGTCGAGTTTATCAGCGTATTCGCGCAGGCCCAGAAAGCCATCGGGACCAACTCGTCTGACCGCCTGGTGGGATCCTTGGGAGTGGTGGCGCAGATGAAGCAAGACGTGCTCGACAAGTTCGACGCCGATGCCTGGATAGATTCTTACTCTGATCAGTTGGGAGTGGATCCGCGCATGATCGTGGCCTCGGACCAGGTAGCCATCATCCGCCAGCAGAGAAACGCGGCGCAGGCCGCGCAGCAGCAGACGGCCATGCAGGAGCAGCAAAGCAAGACCACCAAGAATCTGGCCGCAGCGCCCGTAGGGCAGAACAACGCTCTCGATCTGATGAATCAGTTTTCAGGCTACGGATCTCCGTCTCCGGCTCAGCCGCTGCCGCCGGCCTGAGGTCCCCAGGTCTGGCAGCCATGCTGGTCGGCATCTTCCTGGCTGTCAAAGTACATTACCCGATCGCGCCCCCGCGAGACTCCATCCTCATGCTCTACCCAGCAGCCGCCCGACCAGGCCAGGTCCGGATCGCGCGGATTGGTGATCATCCAGCGTCCGAACGTGTTGCGGATGACGCGGTAGCGCAGGGCTGGCGGCGATGTTCCCGGTGCCATGACCAACCATTCTAAACGCCCCTAGGACCCGTAATCGGTAATTGCGCGGCTACATTCACCTCATTGTGGATTCGATAGACCCTCTCGACCTGCCGGCACAGTTTCGCGCCCGGGAAGAACACCAGGAACGGGTGCGCCTGGCCCAACGGATAGAGATATCGGATCTCAAGTGGATCATGGCCGACAAGCGCGGGCGCCGGTTCGTCTGGCGCCTTCTGGAGCAGGCTGAGCCACTCCAGAATCCCTTCAACGCCAATACCACAATCATGTCCCGAAACGTGGGCCGGCAGGAGTACGGCAGGTGGCTCTACACCCAACTCCTTGCCCATTGCCCGGAAAGTTTCATGATGATGGGCCGCGAGGCCCTGGAGTTTACCAATGCCCGAAACGGCGACGGCCCAAAATCCAACTGAAGCCAATGCCACCCCGGTAGCGCCTCCCGTGGAGACGCCGCCGGTAACTCCGCCAGCGCCGCCCGCTCCGCCGGCCACTCCGCCGGTCGAACCGCCTCCGCCCGCTGCACCCGCAACTTACGAGTTCCGGGCTCCGGAAGGCAAGGAGTACGACAGCCAGCTCATCGGCGCGTATTCCGAAGGCGCGAAGAAAGCGGGGCTGACGCAGGACAAAGCGCAGGAACTGCTCGAGACCATGGCTCCCATCCTGGCTACCCGCCAGCAGGAGCAGATCACGGCAGTTCAACAGGGATGGATTGAAGCCGCCAAAAGCGACAAGGAATTCGGCGGCGATAAGTTCCAGGAAAACCTCGGGAAGGCCAAGCAGGCGCTCGAGAAATTCGGAAGCCCTGAACTGCGCACGCTGCTCGACCAGACCGGAATGGGCTCACACCCTGAAGTCATCCGCCTGCTGGGCAGAGTAGCCAATGCATTGGCCGAGGACAAGATCGTCACTGGCGGGCCGCCGACGACGGGCGGTATCAGCGATGCCAAGTCCTTCTACGAAAACAGCAAGATGAGCTGAAGAAGGAGAACAAGTGGCCACTCTAGATGCAACCAAATTGACGCTCGCGGATTGGGCCAAACGCCAAGATCCGGATGGTCGGACGCCCATGATCGCCGAGCTGCTCAGTCAGTCCAACGAGATCCTCGAGGACTGCGTATTTATCGAAGGCAACCTACCCACGGGCCATAGAAGCGTGATCCGCACCGGGCTGCCCACCGTCTACTGGCGCTCCATCAACCAGGGCGTTCCGCGCAGCAAGAGTACGACCGCGACGGTCGACGATAGCGTGGGCATGCTCGAAGCCTATGCCGCGGTCGATAAGGACCTCGCCGAACTCAACGGTAACTCCGCGTCTTTTCGCTTGTCAGAAGATATTGCCTTCCTTGAAGGCATGAACCAGATGCAAGCCCAGACCCTGTTTTATGGCAACCCCACCACCGACCCGCGCATGTATCTAGGCTTCGCCGGCCGCTATAGCGCCATTGCCGGCGCCGGCAATGCACAGAACATCTTGTCCGGCGGCGGCGCGGCCAGCGTCAACACCTCGGTCTGGCTGGTGGGCTGGGGTGAGAACACCTGCTTCTGTCCCTTTCCCAAGGGATCGAAAGCCGGACTGGTTTCCGAAGACGATGGCATCCTGACCATTTACGACGCGGTCGGCAATCCCTACAAGGCGTATCAAACGCATTACCAATGGAAAAACGGATTGGTGGTCAAGGACTGGCGCTACGTGGTCCGGATTTGCAACCTCAACACCGCCGACTATGGTGCCCTGGGCGGAACCCAGGCTCCCACCGGAGCTTATGGAACCTCCATCATTCACCTGCTGTCGAGATCCCTCGACCGCATACCAAATTTAGGCAGTTGTAGGCCGGCATTTTATATGAATCGGTCGACCTACAGCTTGCTGCGCCGGATGGCCATGGAGAAAAGCATCTACGCGCTGGCCTTGGAAAATGGCATGAATCAATTCGGATCGCCAGCTCGTTGGCTCTCCTTCGAGGGAGTGCCCCTCAGGAGAGTCGATCAGATCCTCAACACGGAAGCCACGATTGTGTAGACCGCCGTCCAACTGACGCCGAAAAGGAGAAAACAAAATGTACGTTGATGCCAATTCCGTCGTATCGGGCGGCGTATCGAACACCGGGGCGGTCACCTTCCAGACCATCACCGGGGCGGCCGCGGTCCTTTCCACCAACACCATCGATCTTCTGCAGCGACGCGACATGGGGTCCGGCCAGGATCTCTACCTCCGCGTGGAGGTAGGGACTGCTTTCGCCGGCCTGACTTCCATGGACGTCGAGGCCATCACCGCCGACGATCCCGCGCTCTCGACCAACGTCACTTGTGTCGGGGCCTTGAAGGCGGTCCCCCTCGCCAACCTGGGCGCAGGAGGCCGCGTGGCCGTCGACCTCAGCCCCCTCATCGGGTCCATCGGACGGCGCTACCTGGGCGCCCGCTTTACCCCCAACGGCACCGGAACGGCCGGCTCCGTGCTGGCCGATTTCGGAATCGAGGTCCAGGAAGCGGGCGACCAATATCCCAGCGGCTTCTCGGTCATCTAACGCGACGCGTTGCCGTCTGGACGCATTTACGCCATGACGTAACAAAGGAGTGATTTCAATGGCCAAGTACTTAGTGAAAGAGAAGTCGGTCGTCAACGGGATGATCGCCGAGGAAGGCTCAATCGTCGATTACACCCCACCCGAAGGAGTGACCGTGTCGCCCAATCTCGAGCCCTACAAGGACCCAGCAGGCGGGAACAAAGATGCCCCCGCCCCCGTGCACGAAGAGCTAACCAAAAAGAAATAGGTTTGAACCAAGGGGCCGGGCCGCGATCTCCTCGGCCCCTCTCTTTTTGATGCACGACGCAATGAGGTTATGACGCCATGAATGCGGTGGGCATCTGCAATCTCGCTCTCGGCTATCTCGGCGACACCGCCACGGTGGCCGCGATCGACCCTCCCGATCAGTCGGTGCAGGCCCAGCTATGCGCCCGCTTCTATCCCCAGGCGCGCAACGCCCTGCTGGAGATGGGCAGCTGGAGCTTTGCCACGCAGCGCGCCAGTATGGCGCTCTACGCCACCAACCCCTCCACGACCTGGCTGTTCGCCTACGCCGCCCCCGGGGACATGATCAATGCCATTGCGGTCATTGCCCAGGACGCCGGCGATGATTATTCGCAGGGGTTCTACCCTCCCCTCCAGTTCCCCTACCCCCAGGGCACGACCCAGCCGCCCGGGTTGAGCACCTATGTTCCCCAGCCCTATTCGCAGGAGCGCTCGGCGGATGACTCGACGGAGCTGATTCTGACCAATGTCGAGAACGCCGTGCTCCGGTATACGTCCTACGCGACCAACACCAATCAGTACTCGTTCTTGTTTACCCAGGCGCTCTCCTATCTGCTGGCGTCGATGCTCGCCGGCCCGCTGATCAAGGGCACCGAGGGCGCACAGATGAGTCTGCAGATGCTCAACATGTTTAAGGTGTGGGATGGGCAGGCAGAGGCTTCGGATGCGAACCAGAGGAAGATCTCGATCGTCCAGAGCGTGCCCTGGATTGCGCGGCGCTAGATGGCAAATACCCGCACCGTCAATCGAAGCTTTGCCGGCGGGGAAATCGGCCCTGATATGTACGGCCGCATCGATGACCAGCGGTATCAGTCGGGCGCCGCGGTGGTGCGCAACTTCATTACCATGCCTCAAGGGCCGGCCCAGAACCGTCCTGGGTTCGAGTTCGTTAACCACACCAAAAATGATGGCGCCGCCCGCCTGATCCCGTTTGTCTACTCGACCGAGCAGACCATGGTCATCGAGCTCGGGGACCACTACGCGCGCTTCCACACCGACGCCCAGACCCTGGTCTACGACAGTTCAACCATGGAGCCCTGGGTTCCTCCCTCGGGAGCGATGAGCTACACCCTAACCACGCCCGCGGTGTTTACCTGGACCGGGCATGGCCTGGATACGGGCGATCCAGTCCGGTTCTACGCGACATCTTCCGATCCCTTGCCCCTCGGGTTGCAGGTTGCGTACACCTACACCGTCGTTGTCCTTGATGCCAACACCTTTCAGATCGAGGATGCCAACGGGGTCCTGGTAGGTCTGTCTGCGCCTCTGGGCGGCACCATCACCTACACCAACTATCCGGGGAGCGGATCCGCGTCGACGTCCCTAAACCTGGCGCCCAACCACGTGGGTAGCTCCACTTCCGGCGTCCTGAGCGGGCTAGCGAGCGTGGCGATCCCGGGCGGGACTGCGTTCGTCAATGCCGCCTTTTCGCTGCAGGGCTACAGCTACCAAG